CTTTGCACTCAGCCTTTCGTGTAGCAGGTTTTGTGCGCGCTGGTCTAACTGCGTTACCGCAGATCATCCAACCGCAATGCGACTTGCTTAGGTCTATGTGTTGTTATGTGCAGCCATTACTAAACGGCCTATGTATTCTGCTACTTGCGGTACTACGGCGTTACCTAATCCTCTAAGTCTGTCCACCCGAGCGGAAACCCCATCAGCCACTCGACCCACATCGGGTTCAGTTGACCACCAACTCGACTCGCTAATGAGGGCGTGTCTCTTAATGCCTCGCTTGGTGAATTCATTTCTTTCGCCATGTGTGCTGTTGGAGTGGGCCATTTGCCTAGAGACAGTTTCACTGCTGATGCCAGTGAATTTCCTTGATGAATTCCTCTTGGATTGTTTATATTTGTTCCCCCACCGCCCCCGGATGCTATTGGTGTAGGCCACAATCCAGATTCTGTCTCTCTGATGGTTTGCTCCAACATCGGCTGCGGATAACACGCCCCATTCCGCATCGAACCCCATCGAGGCCAAGTCTCCAAGAACTGTTCCAAGTCCTCGAGAAGTGAGCATTGGGCTGTTCTCCACAAAGACGTACTTAGGTCGTACCTCGCCAATAATTCTTGCGAATTCCTTCCACATTCCACTTTTTTGTCCTTCGATTCCTGCCCCCTTTCCAGCGCAGCTAATGTCCTGACACGGGAATCCTCCAGATATGACATCAACAATTCCTCGCCACGGCTTTCCGTCAAAGGTTTGAACGTCATCCCAAATCGGGAAATGCGGGAGAAGTCCTTGATTTTGTCTGGCGCACAGTACGCTTGCTGGGTAGGGTTCCCACTCAACGGCACAGACTGTTCTCCATCCAAGCAATTGTCCCCCAAGTATTCCTCCACCAGCACCTGCGAATAAAGCCAACTCATTCAACTGACCTCCTGATCTATGACATAAAATTTACGTTTAGTGGTGCGACCGTTACTGGTTATTATCTTCTGAGCAATCAGAGAGTTAAGATTACTGCCTAAGCTGGACGGAGATATGACGCTAAAGTTAAAGACTACTTTTAAGATTTCGGCACGTTCTACACCGGGATTAGCTTTGATGTATTTAACGATAGACTTCATAGCCTCTGTCATGCGCTTAGTCGGACGCTCTCTACTCTCTCGTTTGTAGTCACGCATCTCGACCGTTCGCATAATTCTCTGCATACTTTCGGACTGCTTTTTCTTTAGGTTAAGTGTCGTAATCTTAAATATCTCATCAGCTATTCCGACAAACGACCCCCCTTTGCCAGTCAGGTCTGCGTACTGTGAACCTACAGGCCAGTTCATGACAACCTCATCAATTCAGTGAAATTTGTAATGTTAGGTAGTAGCTTCTGTGCGTGTACTTCAGAGATACGGCCTAGTCTTACAGCCTCTTTAACAACAGCCTCTCTACCATACTTATCATCGCCTAGACTAGGAAACCACTCTACCGGGATAGAGTTATTACGAGCTTCAGCGATAAGTCGATTGTAAGACTCCTTAAATGCCATCCTAGCTGCAACTTGATCTCCTTCGTCTAGCAAGGGCTGGGCTGCACCCATAGCGGTAAGCATATCCTGACTGAGTACGGCACTAACAGACTCGTTTCTAGGAATCATTGCCCATGCCTCGTCTGCACTAGGTCTACCGTCCTTACTCTTTACGAAATTAATCATATCGGCAGGTTTCGGCGCAAAAGTAGAATGCTGAACGTGATGTAAAAGCGCGTCTTTAATAACACTGAACGGGTAATTATTCATCATATTTGTCCAGATCATGATTGAAGCTGGCGTTATCTTCATGCTGTATATCTCAAATATATTGATTATCAGGTCAGTAAACTGCTCTTTTTCACTCGTGTTCATAGGTTTCTCCTTGTGATTGTTGATCTTGTTGACGTAGTTTTAATTTGAATGCTTCTCCAACGGCCCGGTTCTGGTCTGTAATTGACTGCTTACCCCTGTTGACTGGAAACAGACCACTGTAACCACTCAGGATTGATTGCTCAATAACTTCTTTAGGATCGTTGCCTTCAGACTTTAGCTTGCTCAAAGTAGAGATAGCCAGTTTTATAGCACCTTGAGTTAGCGGCTTCCTAAGTTTCTTCCTAGAGTCTACAAAGTCATTCCATGCGTCTACAGGAATCCAGTCAGGAATCTGGATGGGAGGAATAATTACTTTTACTAAAGCGATTGGTTTATTTTTGGTTTCACTTGGGTTAACCAAATTATCCGAGTCGGATTTTAGACTCGGAGTTACTCCTTGATCCATTCCATTCCTTTCCTTGATACATTCCATTCCTTGATCCCTTCCATTCCGTCGGGGGGAATCGGGGTAAGTCGGGGTAAATCGGAGGGAATCGGAGGGAATTGGAGGAGCAGGGTATTTAGAGGACATTCTTTTATCTATCTTTTGATGCCTTGAAAATCCAGTAATCTGCAAATACTCTATATTATCAATGGTATAAATCTCCACCAATTTACCCCGAATCTCTCCGAATAACTCCGATATGTCCAGATTATCTCCGGGGAAGATTTGCATCTTAATTCTGCCAAGCGAAAAAACCATTCTGCCTTCATCATCTGCAAAATTCCACAGGCCAATAAAAAGCAACCTTGAGAATGGACTTAGCTCTACAATTTTCTCGTCAGTCCAAAATTCTGGTTTTATAGTACGAATTCTTGCCATATCAGCACTCCTCGTCCAAAGACTCTGCTAAGGCATTTCGAGCCTCCGTACATAATCTAATAAAATCGTCTATGTTATTTTTAGCTATGATATGGATTGCCATTTTGCCTAACTCAAAATTTTCTTGAGAAATACATAGGCATCCGCTTTCTGAAATATAAACTTCAGTGACAGCTTGATACTGTATTTGCTTGATTGTATCTGTCATATCAATTCCCTGTGTGGTGAAGGCCGGGAGCAACCCGACAGGAACACAGACCATAGACAGACAAAGGTATATAAACCCTTTCTTCACCACGCAGAAAACTGATTGATTGCATTTTTAATCGTGTCTTTTGGCTATCGGATTGCGAAACCGATGTAAGAAGCATAGATCAGATTTCTACTCTTGTAAACTTTTTATTTTAACCACGCAACTACCGCCTTTAATCACGCTACCACGCGCTACCATCAACTGGTCTACCTGCGAGTCATCGTCAAACACGCCAGCAGCCTGTAGAGCGTCTATAAGCGGCTTGAGTACATTATCTATGTCTCTACGCCTTCTATCTGGTGCATGAAGCAGTATCTCCAGACCTACTTTATCATCGCCAAACCTAGCTCGTTTAGCGGCAAGGTTAACTATTAGCTTAAAGTCATTAGCTGTCTTAGTCAGAAACCGCCGCGACCCACGAAAACCCCAATAAGTATTTACGCTTGGCGGGTAGGGTAAATTTAGTTCTATCATAGTTCGTAATCTCAGTTATAATACAAGTGGCATTTTGCCATATATGAAAGGAATATGATATGACTAAGTTACTCTACAGCGACCTCCGGCAAATCAATGTAAACGAACATACTGAGAAGAAAGGAAAATTAACATACCTCTCTTGGGCATGGGCTGTTCACTATCTGCTGGAAGATGATCCGTCAGCAAATTGGAAGTATGGAGAGCCAAAGATGTTTGGCGAGACGATGATGGTCTTTTGCAGTGTCACAGCGTTTGGCAAGACCATGACTTCACAGCTACCTGTCTTAGACTACCAAAACAAGGCAATTAAAAATCCTTCTGCAATGGATGTAAACACGGCAATGCAGAGATGTCTGGCTAAGGCTATCGCACTGCATGGCATCGGCTTGTATATCTACGCCGGAGAAGATTTGCCATTAGTTGAGGTAGATGACGATGCGATAGAAGAGCAGATCACGGTCGCGATACGAATGATTGAGAGCAGCGAAACAATAGAAGAGCTAAAGACCAATTACTTCCCGGCTGCTGATACGTTTAAGAGCAATCCAGAAGCAACGATCCGTCTAGCTAACTCTAAAAACAAACGCAAAGGAGAATTAGCATGAGTCCATCATCACAGAACTTTTGGCTACTAGGGCAACTAAAGAAGAAGCGGCGCTTAACATCTCTGGATGCAATGAAAGAGGCCCAATGTATGAGACTGTCAGCTAGAGTTTATGATTTGCGCTGCATGGGCTATAACATACACACTGAGAATGTCTGGCTTGATAGCGGCAAGGTCATTGGGAGGTACTTTCTAAAATGATAGCTCAAGGGACACCAGAATGGTTTGCACAACGGCTAGGCCATGTAACTGCGTCTAGGATGAGCGATGTATTAGCAAAGGGTAAGGCAGGAGAAGCTGTTACCCGACAGAAGTACAGGATGCAGATCATTGCAGAACGTGTTTCTGGTCAAGTAGCAGACAGTTTCAATAATGCTGCGATGCAGTGGGGTACTGACCATGAACCTCTTGCCAGAATACGCTACGAGGCCGATACAGGCTATTTTGTAGACGAGGCAGAGTTCTGCTTTCATCCTACGATAAAGTGGCTTGGCGCGTCTCCTGATGGCATTATCAGTGGTGTTAATGCGTTAATCGAGATCAAGTGTCCTAACACCCAGACGCACTTGGGATATAGGCTTGATAACAAGCCACCTGCTGCTTACATTAATCAGATGCAGTGTCAGATGTGGGTAACTGACGCAACTTATTGCGACTTTGTAAGCTACGACCCACGAGTGCCAGAGCATCTACAGCTATTTGTCTCAAGACTGCGGAGAGATAACGATCTAATAGCTAAGATGGAAACAGAAGTAGTTAAGTTTTTAGGTGAAGTAGATGACGCAATTAAACAACTGGAGAAAAAATAATGTCTGATTTAAACCAATGTAGTTTCATAGGTCGGCTTGGCAAGGATGTAGAGCTACGAGTTACCCCGGCAGGCGATTCTATAGCTAACTTCAGCATAGGCTGCGGCTGGAAAACAAAAAGCAAAGAAGGAACGGAGTGGGTCAACGTCAGTGCTTTCGGTAAGCTGGCTGAAATCTGTGGTCAATACCTCACGAAAGGCAGTCAAGTGTTCGTGCAGGGAAAAATGAAAACAGATAAATTTGAGGACAAGAACGGCGTTACCAAGTACAGCACCAAGATTAGTGCAGATACGGTGCAGTTTCTAGGCAAGGGCAA